TGTTCTTAACCCAAACAAAATCGGGCTTATATCCAAAGCCCTCAATAGAACGCACCGAAGCATTGCCTTCATACAGGACTGTGGACTGACCCTCTGCTGTGACGGTGCTGTTGAATGGCAGATAGAACCCGTTTGTGCCGAATGTCAGACTACCCTTTGCGTCCTTCGGCACCCATACGCCGTTTTTAAATTCGCCAAAGGCGTCAGCGTCATGGGCAGTGCCGTCAATCAGATATATCTCTGACATATAGCCGTCATAGTACAAGGAGCCATCATTGTATCTTCCAATATAATGCGCTGATGTGCTGTTTATGGCTGTGTCAAAATTTTGCGCAATGCTTGTGTAGCTTGAGGTTGACCATGACGTTATTTCTTCACCGTTTACCCATAGCTTCAGTCTATCTGCGGCAGTTGATTCCGTGGTGTCAACCGCAACAGTTATGTGATAAAAACTCGCCACATCTCTGAATACAGCGTTTGTTATGCCAAAGTAGTTTGTTGCGCCGTTTCTTAGGTTTATGGTGATGGTGTTGCTGTCAAATTGAACGTATGTGTCCCCAGCGTCTATCAACATCCCGTTACTTAAATTGCCGCGCTTCACCCACGCAGAAAAAGTCCATGTTTTTTGATTGCCAGCCGATGCCGGTGTGCGTGTTAAATACGGACTGTCGCCGTCTTCAAAGCGCAGACTGCCGGTAGGCTCGTATGGATAGAAACCTGTTGACGGGTTATAGAGCCACGGGGCTGATCCGAATGGGCCTGACATTTATTCCCCCTTATGACAAGGCAAGCTGTGGTGTGCCTAAAAGAATATTCCCTGAAGACTGCACAAAGTAAGGCACGATGTCCACAGATGATGCGGCTGTTGACAGGGTTAGGCCAGCAGCCCCGACTGTCTTATACTGCGAACCCAGCGACACGGTGCGCGAACCTGTGCTGTCCTGAATAAACACAATCACGCCTGTCTGCCCAGTCTGTTCGGTTGTTGGGTTTGCCAGCGTCACGTTCCCTGTCAGCGTCAACACGAAATTCTGGTTCGCTTCAAAGTCTAATGTGACTGACCCGGTGTTTGTTGTGTCGGTGTCTGTGGTGGCAAGGGCTGTGCCTGTCACTGTCATGCCTGTGGACGTGATCTCAACCTTGTCACTGCCGCCCTGTTGTAGCTTCAGCGACCCTGTGCCGTTATCGTTGATCAGGCTGTTGCTGCCGTCATGGTAAATCTGCAAGTCATTCCCGGCACCGAACTGCGCCTTGTCGTTGTCAGCGAAATTGATGTTGTTGCTGTTTGTGTCCAGATCGCCGCCAAGCTGGGGCGTTGTATCGTCAACCAATTCCTCACCAGAAACTTGAACGCTGTCTGTCGCTTGATCAAATGTGAACAGCGTGATCCAGGCATCGTCATCGCCATTGCGCATCTTCAGGATGTCAGCGGTTGTGTCGTACCACATCATATATGCAAACGTGGTTGACGGCGCAGTTGACCCTGCGCTGACTGTTGCCAATGCTTGCAATGCGCTGTTCAGGTCGGCCCGGAATGCCGGGAACCCTTGATTGTCGATGGTGAAATCATTCTGTGACATGATCAAAATCCTTTTGCAACGTAGTCAAAGGTCCGATTTACTATGCTGTCCCCCGAATCATAGAATGTTATCGTGAAGCCTGAAACACTCTTGTTCGTTATAGCATAATAATCGCCGCTTGTTAAATTCTGCGCGGCGATACCCAAACCCTGCAAATTCTTGAATGCTGGGCTGAAGCTGATGACTTTGGCAGCTGTCCCGGACGCAACGTCGTTGTCCGAAACAAACCTGTCAGGCATATCAATCGTCACAGAAAGCCCTGTGACGACCGGGGTCGCCTCTGTGTCGTCTGTTGTGAGTATTGCGCGGAACTTCAAGCCACGCGCCTTGTAATTGCCGACAACGAACTTTCTGAACGCTGTATATGTCGGGCTGACACCGTTCGGGTCGTCTTCTGTCGTGGCGACTTGCAGTTCGACGTTCGTGTCCCCGAACGCCTGTGGGTCGCCGTCAAAGTCACCCAGGCGGTCATCAAACAGGCCGGTGACGTCATCAAACAGCGCAACATAATCGCGCCGAGTCACCGTGACAGAGGCCGTGACGCGTTCAGTGTGAACGGCACCCATGTCAACAACCTGATCAAAGTCGTATATACCTGATGTATTTACAAACCCGCCGCCGCCGTCAAACAGCCCCTTTGCGTCGTCAAAATTGCCTGTCGCGGCATCGAAGTTGATGCTGGTATCCAGAACCAGTTCACCGTTCACGGCTGCTGTGCCTGTCTTCGCGCCAGCAAACGCCGGGTGCTGCGTGATTGTGTCAACGCTGTTCAAGTTCCCGATTGCGTCAACGATTGCCACGGTTTCTGTGGAATTGACAGATTCGTTGCCCAGCTTGTCCACAGCCTTGATGAAATACGTCCCCGTCACAGCTGGTGCGACTGCTGTGTTTGCCGGGCGTGAAACTTTCTGGATCAGGTCTGTTGCGTTTGCGTAGGTCGCCCCGGACGTCAACACCGAATGCCTGATGCGATAGTGTGACAGGTCAAGGTCGTTCACAGGCGTCCATGACAGCTGTGCCTGATTGCCCACGATGTTGATGCTGAAGTCCGTGACGTCTGATGGCGGTGCTGTTTTACCGACGATCTGGTGCTGCGCGTTTGTAAACGGCGACTTGACGCCGATTGATGAAATCACCCTTGCGCGGACGTCATAAATAACGCCGTCTTCAACGTCGACAAACTCAAACCGTGTTGAAGATGAAATGCCCAGCGAAATATATGTTGTGTCGGTGGATTTCTTTGCCTGAACTTCAAAGCGGTCAGCATACACAGAACCAGACGAAACATCCGCAACAAGAACAGAAACGGCCTTCTGGTTGAACGCCTGAAGCGCGTCAGTGACGGTCAAGCCCGGGGCGTCTATCTGCGCAAACGGGTCAGGCAGCGTTGTGTTGTCTAAGTCAAACGCCTTTTCATCTGCGGCCCAGTCATAAACAGCTGAATTATTTTCACGCAGAAACAGGTCAACGCCCAGCGTCGGGTTGTTATCAGCGTCAGAACGAATCGCAAGGGACCATTCAACAACCTGAAACAGCTTCGATGAAAAGCCGAACCGTTCATTTGTGACGCTGACATTGTCGCCGACCTGTAGGTCAAACGCCTTCAAGTTGCACGACATCTGCATCGATATCTGCTGGCGGTTTCTGAATAAGGCGATTTTCGCCAGACGCTGTGCCATCGGACTGCTGGTTGTATATGGCAAGTCAAAGTCGATGAAACGCCGTGTGCCGCCGTCTTCTGCCTCAAACGTCGCAGACGTCAATGCCGGGTAATCCGTGGCGACATAGTTCGTTTCAGGCGGTGAGAATATGCCTTTGATGGCGTTGTAATTGTCGCGCTTTGAACGCTTGGTCTGTACGCTGATCTGGTCAACGACTGAATCTTCGTCAAGGGTAATTGTCGGCGCGACGTATTCGGCAACCTTGATGGAAAACTTGCCGTTAGAATAAGGGATGATCCCGCCGCAAGATGTGACCATTTCCTCAAGAATTCTTTTCGGCGCGTTGCTGGTCAGCATCGTGCCGTGGAATTCATAACGGTTTTCAGTCCCGCCGCCAGCAAGGCTCACAGATTCATCGCAAGCATTTGCCGCTGCTGTAAATGCCGTGTCATCAATTTCGTCAGATGTAACCCCCAGCCCGTATTTTTCGTTCATTAGATAGTCGCGAATGCACAAGGCCGGGTTTGCTGAATATGCTGTTGTGCTTGTACGCGGGTCATATACCTTTTTCCCGCGAACCTTTGCGGAAATGTTCGGGATGCCGTTCGGGAACGCATCAACGTCAAAATCAAGCCTTGCGTAAATATAGGCAACACCACGCAGACGATGGTCATTTGACCAGCCATTCTCGCTTTCTGCCACCAGATCACTGTCGGCAAGCTGATTGTCCGCACCCAGATGCGTGTTGATTCTGACCTTGTTCGCGTACCGGGACGGCGCAGTAACATTCCCGTTACCGTCTAAGGTCAACGCCTCATCGTTCAGATATATCGTTCTGAAGCTGTCTATTTCGTGTGTTGCTATGGCGATGACCAGATGCAGGTTGCGGTCGCTGTCTGTGCTTTCTACATGGGCCAGAAGGCCGGAGACACGGGTTTCGCCGTAAACAAATCGCCGGGGTGATGTCGGCTGTTTGATTTGCTGCGTTCTGTTCTGCGCCTCTGAACTATAATTTGAGTATGACGGCAGTTCTGGTGTTGGGGCCAAAGCATTAGACGCGCCAGCGGCAGCGATTGTCGCAGCTGCCGCAACATAGTTTCCGGTCGCAATGTAGACCCCAGCAGTGATAACTGTAACCGGGTCGGATATTGCCTTTTTTACGCCGCCGACAAAACTACTGAACCAGCTCATTTTCCGCCCCAGATGATTTCTTTGTCCTGAAGATCAGCGACAAATTCAAAGCCCTTGTCATCAGGGAAGTCAATTTTCTGATCCTCTGATGTGTAACGACGCTCCCGGGCGACTTCCAAGTCAATCAAGCGGCTTTCACCTGTGATGTTGATTGTGGATGTCTCGCCGTTTTCTTGAATGTTCATCACATCCATTTTGCCCCGGAACAAAATATATGGCGTGTCGTTTATCGCGCCAGCATCCGTCAGTGTGCCGAAATAAAGGG